GTGATGCTGCCGATAATGTGGCGGCTGCGCAGCGCCGTATGGCTGATGCTTCCGATGTGGGTTCCGCAAAAATGCAATCTTTGGGGGCCGTGTTTGATAGTGTGGCTGGCCAGGGCGCGGGCTTGTTTGGGCAGTTGGGGAAAGTGTCGGGGCTGCTTGCGGCTGGTTTGGGGCTTGCTGGTGGCGTGGGTTTCCTGAGCGAGGCCATTAAGGAAGGCCGGGAGTTCGATGGTGTGCTGGGTTCGCTTGGTGCCGTGACGGGTTCCACTGCGGAGCAGTTAGCGAAGGTGAAGCAGCATGCAAAGGATTTGGGTAATGATGAGTCCCTGGCTGGTACTTCCGCGGCATCGGCTGCTGATGCTATGCTTGCCTTGGCTAAGGGCGGCATGGATGTTTCTCAGGCTATGGACGCTGCTAAGGGGTCGATTCAGCTTGCCGGTGCTGCCCAGATCAGTGCTGGTGACGCCGCGGATTTACAGGTTGCTGCCCTGAACAGTTTCCACCTGGCAGCGGATCAGGCTACCCGTGTTGCGGACGTGCTTGCAAACACTGCAAACAACACGGCGACCACGGTCACAGACCTTGGCGAGGCCCTGAAAATGGCTGCCCCCACCGCGGCAACACTGGGTGTTTCCTTAGAAGACACTAACACCTATATTGGCTTGTTTGCTAACCAAGGCGTCAAGGGCACCATGGCAGGTACCGCTATGCGTTCCGCACTACTGTCTCTCACATCGCCTTCTAAGCAAGCGGCAAAAGCCCTAGAAAACATGGGTATCCAAGCATTTGATGCCGATGGCAAGTTCGTTGGCCTGAGAGAAATCACAATCCAGTTGCATGATGCCCAAGAACGCATGGGTGAGTCCGCATTCCTCGCCGAAGCTTCCACCGCGTTCGGACGCGAAGCCGTGTCGTTCGCCACCACCGCGGCAAGTAGTGGTGTTGAAGCGTTTGATAACCTACGTGGAAAAATGGATGCCGTCGGTACCGCTGGCGAGACTGCGGGGGCGAAACTTGGCGGCCTTAACGGCGCCATGGAACGCTGGGATAACGCCTTGTCAGACGCCAAATTACGCATCTATGAGGTGATTGCACCGCATCTTGAAGTGTGGATGGATCAATTAGGAAAATCTGTTGGTAGCGTTGCCGAGGCGTTCTCTAAAACTGTTGAATGGATTCGCCAACACAATGAACTTGTGGGCACGATTGCAGCTATGATTGGTGGCGTGATTGGTGCGTACACCATGCTGAAAGCGGTTCAGGCCGGGGTGTGGGCTGTTGGTGCTATCAGGAATTTCATGGTTTTACTTCAGGCGATGCCTGCCCTGCTAGCCGCACAGCGGGCCGGAACCTTGGCGGCCACAGCCGCTAACCTGGGGTTGACAGGCAGTTTCACAGGGTTGAACGCCGTGATGGCCATGAACCCGTTCATTGCATTGGGCTTGGCTATTGCTGCCGTGGTTGCTGGCCTAGTGTATTTTTTCACCCAAACCGAAACCGGTAAACGCCTTTGGGGTGAGTTCACAGACTTTCTTAAGAATGCTTGGGAAGGCGTCAAGGAAGGCTTGGCTAATATTGGGCAGTGGTTTAGTGAGAAATGGCAGGCAGCAACTGAAGGCTTGTCCTCACTGAAAGATAAGGTGACCAACACTTTTAACGAACTAGCGGGGCCTGTGAAAGACTTTGCTGGCAATGTTGGCACGTGGCTTAGTGAGGGTTGGGAAAACCTGAAAACCGGGGCTGGTGTGTTCAAGGACATCATCGGGGATGCTATTAGCAAAGGCTGGGAAAACGTTAAGGACATTTTCAGTGCCAGCATCGACACCGTGAAAGAAGTGTTTTCCGGCTTCTTCGTAGCCCTGGTAGATATTGTTACCGGTAACTGGGAGGATGTGCCCAAAGCGTTTGGCCGCATGTGGGATCACATTAAGGACATTTGGGGCGAGGCCGGGGAGAACATTAAGAACCGGTTTAATGAGTTTGCGGAGAATGTGAAGGGCAAGCTGGGGGCGTTCAAAGATGCGGCTGTGAATAAGATTAAGAACATGTGGGGGGATATTGTTCAGGGCTTCCACGCTGGTGTTGCCAAGGTTATTATCACGGTCACTGGCTGGAAGAATCAGTTTTTGACGCATCTTGCGGAGATGATTAGCAAGGGCCTGAAGTTTGCGCAAGAGTTCCCGGATAAGCTTAAGAATTTCTTCGCTAAGGCTGGTGCGTGGCTGGTCAATGCGGGTATCAATATTTTCACCGGTTTGCTTAATGGCCTGCGTGAGGGCTTCGCTAAGGTCATGAACTGGCTGGATGAGAAGGTTTCCGCTATCCAGGACAAGGTTTCCAGTGTAGCATCTTCGGCGTTTAGTATCAACACTGAGGGGTCGCGTCACGCTAATGGGGGTATTGTTGGGTATGCTCGTGGCGGTTTGGCTTTTGCTAAGGGTGGTGAGAATCACACTGCGACGATTGCGGCACCGGGGGAGTGGCGTGTGTGGGCTGAGCCTGAAACTGGTGGTGAGGCGTATATTCCGTTGGCCCCGGCTAAGCGGGCACGGTCTACCGCTATCCTGAGTAGGGTTGCTGATATTTTTGGTATGCGTTTGCAGGATAAGGCAACTGGTATGCCTGTGCAACCTACTTACACGGGTAATATTTATGGGGGCCAAAAGTTTGCTGAGGGTGGTGTTACTGGCCGTGACCTGGTGCGTTTTGCCCAGGGCTATTCTGTGAAGGGCTATCAGGCTTCCCGCCCGCTTGAGGGGGCACCGTATGTGTGGGGTGGCTCAAACTGGGGCGACTGTTCCGGCGCGATGAGCGCTTTCGCTGCCCTGGCTGCTGGCATAAACCCATTCCCCCGGAAGTTTGCTACCGGGAATCAGGGCGACTGGGGCGCTTCTCATGGTTTCCACAGGGGTGTTGGTGGCGCTAACACGTTCACCATGTGGTGGTTCAATGGCGGCCCGTGGGGTGGGCACACTGTTGGTAAAATCGACTATGGTTCCGGTAGTGTGTTTGTTGAAATGGGTGGCCAGCGGGGTAATGGCCAGCTTGGCGGTATGGCCGGCGCTAACCTGTCCCAGTTCACTGATGCAATGTTTATTAGGTTGCGTGGTGGCGGTCCGCAGTATTCTGCTGAAAAGTTCGAGGAAACCCTAGACCGTTTCGACGGCCTACCGGGCAAGATTGATGGCATCACCTATAGCCCCGATAGTGGTGGGTTCACCCTGGATTCGGGTGTTGCTACCACCCGTAGCGGGGATTCCACAGGTTCGGGTACCCCCGGCTGGGGGTCGGCTGCTGAGCTGCATAAGGCTTTGGCGAAGTTTTATGGCTTACAGGAAACTAAGAAGGGCACTGCGCTTACTGGTAGTGGCAACGAGTACACGGGTAGTGGGGTTGCTGGACCCAAAGAATTGGGTGACCCGTTAACGCTCGACCCTGACAAGGATGTTCCCTATGGTCAGCAGGGTAAGAAGCATAGTGGTTGGGGCCATGATTATTTCGTTCACGAAATTTCCCGGCGCGCAAAGGACTTCTCACTTTCTTCTAAGGGTGCAATGATCGGTGTTGCTACCGCTTTGGTGGAGTCTGGCGACCCCCTGAAAATGTTTGCAAACGCTAAGGTTCCCGGATCGTTGGCGTTCCGTCACGATGCTGTGGGTTCGGATCATGACAGTGTGGGCTTGTTCCAACAGCGCCAAGCCGGGTGGGGCACCCTCGCGGAACGCATGGATCCTTACAAATCGGCGGGCTTGTTCTATAAGGCCATGCTATCGAAGTTCCCGGGGTGGGAATCCATGGCCCCGGGTGCTGTGGCGCAGGGTGTACAGGTTTCCGCTTTCCCAACACGGTACGCAACCAAAATGGATCGGGCGTTATCCCTGGTCAAGGGCACCGGCTTGTATGATAATGGTGGTTGGTTGCCGTCTGGCGGTATGGCGGTGAACCTTTCCGGTAAGCCGGAACGCGTGCTAACTCACCAAGAGTTTTTGGGGCTTGACCATTTGGCTAACTCGATTGATAGTTTGGTTAGTAAAATGGAGCCCATTGTTGAGCGCATCGGTTCACAGTGGGAGGAACGCCGTGCTGACTACGAGGGGGATTTTCTGGGGTCCGCGCAAATTGTTCAGGATGCTGAGCAGGGTTTGGCGGAAACCCGGCGCCAAGTTGTAGACAACACGAAGGCAGAGAAGGAAGCCTTAGAAGAGGTTGAGAAAGCCCGCAAGGAATACCAGGAAGCCGAAGCTAAGGGGGCGAAAGTTTCCACAGCGTCGGCTAGGAAGATTCAGGATGCTGAAACAGCACTGGCCCGTGCACGATCCTCAAAGGCCAAGAATAAGGCTGAGAAGATTGCGGATGCGGAGAAGCGTCTGGCCAGGGCGCGTGAGGATGCTGCGGCTTCGATTGATAAATCCGATAATAAGAATGCTGAGGAACAGAAGAAAAAGCTTGAGGCCCTGAATAAGGCTGAGGATAAGCTGGCTAAGGTTCGTAAGCAAAACGGTGACGCCCTGAAGCAGATTGAGGTTGCGGAACGAACCGTCATGGCGGCACGTATCCAAGCGGTACGTGACCTTATCACCGCGGCACAAACCGAACTCAACACCATGATTGGGGCGTTTGCCCTGGTGGCGGGGGTTGTTTCGGAAGCTCACGACACTGTGCAGAAGACGCGGAAGGAAGGTCGCAAGCTCAAATATGACCTAACCCAGGCGATGTTTACCGCAACGCAGGCGGCTATCAACCTGAGGAATGCTGAGTTTAACCTTGCGCAAACCCGCGCAAACGGGATGCTGAATCAAGCGAAAGCGCTTGAAGCATTGGACAAGGCGCGCCTTGAGGCGAACAAGCAAATGTACGACCAATTCGGTTTCGCTATTGATCGGTACATTGAGAAAGGCACCGGGGCTTGGGGTACCGTGGCAGGTGAGGCACAACGCCGCACAAACCAGGTTCGGGCAGCGGAGTGGGAACTGCGCCGTGTACAAGCTGAGAATGCCCTTCAGCAACACACTGCTATGATGCAGGCGAAGGACGCGGCTTTTGCTGCGGCTGAGGCTACTTTGAATCAGGCTAAGGCTGCTGAGCTGCTGAAACTGTCAACACAAAAGTTGCAGGTGCAGGCGGCTAAACTGTACGGCCTTGACACCCCGGGCTTGTCTGGGGCGCAGAAGGGTTTGCAGGGTTTGCAGAAGGGCGCTAGCGGCCTGATGGGTGTGCTAGGCGGCCTAGTATCAGCAGGGCTCGGCTTCTACACTGGCAACATCGCTACCGGTGTGGGTGGGGCACTCACTGCGATTAAGAGTATTGGTGATATTTTCACAGGATTTCACGCGCTTAAAGCCAATAAGGACGAGACCGGGAAAGTTTTCAAGGGCTTATCGCTTGGTAAGAAACTATCATTAGGTTTGGCCACGCTGCTTGGTGGGGCCGCTGCGGCTGGTGGTGCTGTTGCTGGCGTGAACGGGTACGGTGTTGATGCCGCTACTGGCGGGGCGAAGGTCGGTTCTGAGATCATTAACTCGGCTTTCGGCACGATTGCTGAGAATATGAAAACCGACATGGAACGCCTCAATTTGGAGTTCCAGCGCCGTCAGGAAGCGTTGCAAAACGACTATGCTTCACGTTTGCAAAATTTGCAGAACGAACGCGAGTACAACAAAACCGCTGGTGAGCTGCGCAAGTCGGAGCTGAGTAAGCTTGTTGAGCTTGCAAGCATCAATAAGCAGATTCAGGAAGCCACCTCGAAGGAAACCGTGGATGCGTTGAAGCATCTGGCTGAGGTGACGGAGCAGCAGCGCAATTCTGAGCTGCGTTTGCATAAAGATACGATCCATGATTTGCGTTTGGCTTTGCGTCAGTCGGGGGCGGAGGCTGAGCATGCGGCCGCGGAGTCGGAGCGTGTGGGCAACAAGCGTGCCACCGTCACCGTGAATTTGCCTTCGGATAAAACCGCCTACAGTGCCGATGAGGTGAAGGCGCTTCTGGAGCAGATCAGTAAATCGCAAGCGGATTTGGATTTGCGCGTGAAAGAGATCGAGGAAGAGAAGAAGCCGAACGCTTGGGACTTCCAACGCTCGCTGCGGAAAAACTAGTGTTTGTGATTTGCCCCACTTCCTAGTTTGCCCTGTAACGCCCTAACGGAGCGGGGTTGGGGTAATTGTTCATTCTCGATAGTTGCCCCCGCTATCGCCCCGCTAGAGGCACTAAACGGCGTTTCCCCTGGTGGGCAATACCGCTACAGTTTGAGCATAAGAAAACACCCCCTGATATTTGGGGGTGTTTTTTACGATGCGAGAAGAGGGGAGAGAATACTTTTACTTATCTTCCTTCAGGGCCTCCTTAATCCGCTCGATCAGGGTAGCTTCTTTGATGTAGAAACGGGCACGGTCATTGATCTTCACATGCACCTCACCATCGGCATCAATCCAGGCTTTCATCGCTTTCAAAGACTTGCCTGTGTTGTTGCTCACTTTTTCGCCGTCTAGTTCTGCGTAGCAGATGTTGCCGGTGTCGTAGTAGCTGAGTTCAACCCCCACGGCTTCCAGCCAGCCATTGAGGTAGATGCGGGTTTCCCCAGTGGTGGGGTGCACCCATTCTTTACCGGTGATGCCGTTGGGGTAGGTTGTGATGTTGGTCACGGTGTCCTCCTTGGACTTCAGGCCCCAACGCTCTTGGTTGGGCTTTATCTTCAACCTGATGCTTTTAATTATACACGCTTCCGCACCCGTGTCAAACCACATCATTGTGATACTGCCCACGTTTTGTTGTCGCATGCTATAATGGTTTAGTTTTAACCCCTAACATTTGGAGGCGTAAATGCTATCAGCATCTCTTGGTTCCTTAGGTTTTATTAAGCCCGATCTTGAACACATGAAAAACAATCCAGATAACAGCAACTGGGTGTACCGCGACTACACCCTGGCTGAGGACAGCATACAGGGCATGGTTGGTGAGTTTGAGGACACTGTGCAAAACCCCGTAAACGGCTTAGGTCAGGTGTATAAAGGGCACCGCATTAAGCCGTTCACCGGGGAATTCACCCTATCAGTCACCCCTGGCCCCGCCAAAACCGAGGAAGCAAGTTTGTATAAATCCTTCTTAAGATTGCAGAATGAGGTGCAGCCGGGTAAGACTTTCATTTTTAACGTACATAACGCGCCATTCGTCACCCCCTACGGGCAAGGCCAGGACAAGTTCTACAACGCAACCTACAGCGCGCGTTTGCGCACTACCCGTTCACTAGCGTGGCCGAACCCCGACCCGCAAGATTTTGACCAGGATAACATCAAGGTTATTGTGCCCGTGATCTGCGATGACGGGTTTTGGTTCCAGGTCAAAAGCGTCTAC